TAACCCCAAATAATCACCTCCTAAATCATGTTTTCATACTCTTGCATTTTGTCTTGGAGTATCACATAAGCATTAAGCATTGCAGCTGTACCATCAATTCTTTTTCTTTGATTACGCTGCTTTGCCGGTTGTATATTAAGATTTTTATCTATATCAACTGATGTATTACTCAAACACCATTTAGTTATTGGATTGTTGTCATAATTAATTTTATGAGCTTTTAAATCAGCCCCCAGTTGTTTCATTGGTCCTGATAATGTTTTTTTACCCTGGATAACTGGAATCATTGCTTCTTTACCAAAATGACCTTGCATTTCCTCAACCCAGTAATTAGCACTCCAGGAGTCATAACCAATCCAGGGAATATAAATATCTAATTCATTTTGGACCTCTAAATACCACCGAGTAACAAATTTCGGATGCACTTTGTTGCCTGGAGTGGTTCTCATATAACCTTGTTTAACCCACTGGTCATAAGGAATTTTATCTTCTCTGGAACGCTGCTCTAATAAATCTTCTGGCAGCCAATACATAGATAAACAATATATTGTCGGATCATCTGGAAGCATAAAAAGAACACTACTTGCAGTTAAATCAGTAGTGCTGGATAAGTCAGTTCCTCCGATGCCATAACGGGGATTTAGCTCCCCAACATCAAAGTTTGCTGTATTATTCAATTCTTCAAAGTTTAACCATGCTTCAGAAGATGTTTCTCTGATATTAAAATCTTTAGTTAATAAGTTTTTAACTAATAAAGGATTATTTTGTGCTTTATGAACCTTAGTTTCTAAGTTGTCGGTTTTCTTAATAGTACCAAGCCCTGGATTAGCTTTTCTCCAGTTTTTTCTGTCAGTCCATTCGGACCTTTTGTCTAACTCATAAATAATTGGTAAAAATCTTTCGTCTTTATAACCTTCTGGATCATCAAATCCATTAATAATCATTTCTGCTTCATCATACTTTAGGTCGTAAACTTGCTCTCTAACAGTCCCAGCAGTTGTGATCATAAATATTAAAGGTTGTTCTCTTGCTGATGTACCGTCTTTGATAACATCGTAAAGGTTCTTGTCTTTCCATGCGTGTATCTCATCAAGAGAGGCTCCATGCACATTGAGCCCGTCTAATCTATCGCTGTCAGACCCGAGAGGCACAAAAGTTGAATCATTATGTCGGCCCTTTAATTCTTTAACCAAAGGTTTAATGCTTTTCAGTAAGAATGGTGATTTTTTAACCATTTTCTTAGCTTCTGACCATACTATTTTGGCCTGTTTTTCTTTTGTAGCAACCGCATATATTTCGGCCCCTGGTTCATTATCGGCAACTTGAAGATATAAAGAAATCGCCGATGAAAGAGTTGATTTTCCATTCTTTCTGGCAACGACTAATAATACTTCTCTATATTTTCTTGTTCTGTTAGTTTTATGAATAAACCCAAAAATAGCTGCTATAAAAGCCTTCTGCCAGAGTTCTAATTTAAGCGCCTGGCCTCCCCATTTACCTTTTGATTGTTTGCAAAAATTTTCTATAAACTCAATTGCATGATTAGCGTGGCCGGCACTATACTCCCACTGGCTTTGATCGTCATGAACATCAGCTACAAGTTTTTTATAAACTTTTTTAACTTTTTTGCAGGCTATTATTTCGCCAGATTGAATTTTATTATTATATTCAATGATTGGATTATAACTCAAAGGATATCTTATATAATTACTGTTGTTTTTCTTAGTTTTTTCTTTTGTTTTTTTAGGGTGCTGCCAACATCTCCACTCATTTGGTGGATTATCATTAAATTCTTTTTCTCTGCTGCATCTGCTGCCATCGTTTTTAGTTCCTGAGCATCTAACTATCATCTTTAATCAGGCCTCGATGCTTCAAACTTTTCTATAATATTTTCGGGATTAGTAACTTCTTCTTTTGGCAACAAGTCAAGCAATTGCTTCATAACAGCATTATGTCTATTAACTAATGAAATATAGGTGCTTGCTTCTGGAGATTGTTTAGTACCCCATTGGTTTTCTCCATTCTGATACTTTGATACAACTCCATTAGCATTGATTTCATCCTGCAAGTCCTGGAGAGTTATGGCCATAAATGCTGCATTTGCAATTAATGACTTTGCTATATCCATTCTCTGGCTATCTATATCTAAATCTTCTAAAATTGCTCTTAATCTTTCTTTTTCTTCTTTAACTCGCCTATCTTTTTCTAAAAACTCGTTATTTTTAGCTGCTGTATTTGACATTTTATACCACACCCCCCTCGTGAGCTTGATATGTATTAATTGTGTATCCCCTCTCGGTCCCCAAGCAGCCACCACCCCCGAGAAAAATAGGGGGGCTACATGTTTTCTTCCAAAACGTTTGCTATTTCTTCAGGGCAACCACTGGCTCTAACTTTTATTAAATAACTTTCAGGCTTTTCTTCAATGTCTAAAATTTTTTCAATCTCATCACAAACTCTTCTCTTTCTGTCTGCTTCTGATTCAACTTCTGTATTTGATAATAAATCTAAATAAGTAAATAGAAGTTCTAACCTATTTTTATTTTGATCGCTTAAAAATTTACTCATTATTTATCCCTCCTTAATCAGTTCTCCATGACTGTTAAACATTAATCCTTGTCTAACTACCTCCGCACTCGCCCCTACTCCATGTTCCTCATTATGGCAGTCTAAGCATAGGTATTCTAAGTTGTCGAAGCTAAGAGTAATTTCTGGATCATTAATATTGTCAGGAGTTAAGTATTCAATGTGATGAACTATTTTGCCTGGATTGACCTTGTCATTCTCCAGGCATCTCTCGCACAGTCCATTCACTTCTGTGATATAAGCCTCTCTGCATTCTTGCCATTCTTTACTCTTATAAAAACTTTTAGCCCATTCCTTTGCCATCTTTCCAATCCTCCAGGCTAATTATGTCATTATCATCAGCAAAAATATATCTATGATAAGCAAGTATGCAATCAAAGCAAAGATTATGCTTATTCATATCTTTAGTAGCGTTTTTGGAGAAGTATTTACTTTCACACTTGCTGCATGTCTTGTCGCCTCTAATAATGGCTGGCATCAAATCACCTCTGGCAAATATGTAATATAAACCGGCTGGGCTGGCCGGCAGCAGTATATTATAAAAGAGGTATCCAACAGACGCCCACAACGATTTCTGTAATTATTAGTTTTTGGCATAGAAAAACCCAGCTCGTCTGGTAACAAGCCGGGCAAAACAATAAAGGAGGAAAGTTATTGAAAAAACTTATACTTTCCATGATATTAATATATCATCTTTTAAAGCCTTAAATGTTTACTAATTGTTTACTAACTGTTTATTTTTTTGCATATCCGAGAATTCTTGCTATTTTCTCTATTGCCTGGTCCTTAAAATCATAATATTTGTTTCTTCCCCACTCGAATTTTGGGTGAGTATATATGTTCACATCTTTCTCGAATCTTCCTGTCATATACTTTTTTTCCACTACAAATCTTTCTATCGTGTCTAGCGCCTTTAGAGCTTCTTCAATTTTTGCTATCATGCACTCTTTACTTCTTAATTCTTCTTTGAGTTCACTTTCATCTCGATTAATTACTGCATTTTCTGTAGCTGATCTAAAATCATTGCTGCCTTTAACGTTTACTCCTTCATAACTTACCCCTCGATTTGACTCAATTAATTCGTCTAATTCTATTCTGATTACGGCACATCGCTGTTTATATTCTTTGTAGTTAAGCAGCTCCTTAATTACTCTTGAATAATAATCCTGCATCCAATCACCCTTTTTGTTGAAATAGTTTAGCGAACTCATTAAATATTATTTTTTCTAATTCTTCAGTACTATCCGGGATTTCTTTAATTTTAATTGTTATTGGCTCAATCTTTGTAATTAATTCATTAGAATGTTTTTCAAAATAAAAAGTTACATTCCAGGAGTCAATAGTTATGCATTCTTTTCTACCGACCATAAACCCAGTAGTATTGGCTGATATTTTAATGATTTCAATATTCACCCGCAATCACCCCTGTTAGTCCTCATTTTAATATCGGTACCTTTGTGTCTTTCCAGCCAATCAGCTTCCTCTTCCCTCAGAAGCTCATTAATTGGTTTCTCTCTTCCGCATCTAATGCAAGTGCCTTTATTCTTAACACTGTCTAATATCATTGTTCTCCGGCTACAGTGAGGGCAAATAACCGGCACTTGAATATGGGTTTTAATTCCTTGATATTTGCATATTTTTCTGGCTTCGTCAAGCATACTCAACCACCTCTAAATTATCTTCTAATATCCAATAATGTTCCATGCTATCTAATTTATAATGGATGTAATTGTTGGTAGCAGAGTTTGATAAGCGCCTTTTTATTATTTTCCCTGTTTTCCCTTTAAAGTGACCATCTTTTATTATTTTCACTTTATCTTCTAAGCTATATTGAAATGTATTTTCTTCAAGATTTTTTTTAGCAAACAATAAAGAAGCCTGCAAAAAGTAAAACTTTTCAGATGGTCTGCCTCTATGGATTGTTTCAATTTCGTTAATAATTCTATCTAATTGCTTTAAGCAAGTTTTTTTAGTCATTATTTCTTTTAAAACCATTTTAGTTTCTTTAGATATTTTCATTTCCTTAGTTTCATCTAAAAGCTTATCAATCATATTTTCTTGAAATTCTTTCCCGGTCCCCGGGCCAGCACCTTTATTTCTATCGCCCATTAACTTCAACTCCTATTTTTATAGTATTTTCATTTTTAAACTTACCATTGATTTCTTCTAAAAGCTGATTAATTTTCTCTAATTTGCTTTCAATTTGAACCAGTTCGGTCATAGCTTCTGAAGTATCAGCATTCACTCTGACAACTAAATTACTAATCGGCTTGCTATTATAGTCTTCCGCAACCAACCTGTCCTGCAGTTCATCAATTCCCTCCTCCAAAAATGATTTGCCAGTTTTATGACTCATTTTTGCCGATTCTTCCAGCAGTTCCTCTAAAAAACATAACATTTCGCTTCTATTCATTATAATTAACCCCTTTCTTTTTCTAATTACCGGGCCAGCGCCCTAAATTTCTTCTATTCTAATT